TTGTGCATATGTGGTTTTAGAACCTTTGTATATTTTTCCATTTGGAGATTGTAATACGAACCTTAAATCCATATCAGGATTCTGTTCTTTGATTAGTAAATGTTTCTTTCTATCTTCAGGTAAAAACCATCCTTTAGATTCTATAAAGATGTTATTAGGTAATCTGAAATCAGGTTTGTAAGAATGAGTAGTTGCTGGAATTGTATATGATACTTCGTGCTCTTCATACTCACCATCAATACCTTGAGATTTAAGTTGTTCATCTATGCGGGTTTCCAACCCACTTTTGTGTCCCTTCATCTTTTGAATGTGAGACCAGTTTCCTTTTTTATTCATAACTATTCTTTTTTTAAAAACCTTGTGGATTCCATCGGAATTTACCATCAGGTCTTTTTTGTAAAATATGAGGTTGTTGTCTTGCTTTTGGTGCTTTATTACCTAAATCAGAATCTTCCTTAGAAGCACTAAAGTGTGGAGTACCAAATGGGCCATCCATATCTAATCTAACTTTTACAGAAATATCAACATCGTTTCTATTTTGAATAGCCGATGCTAATTTACCAATAGCAATCAAATCCCCTTCCTTATTATATAATCCAATTTGTGTAAAGTATGGTGAGAAATCTGAACCTGTTACGAATGGTTTTAAGAACATTTCTCTAATATCATTATTTTTTCTTAATGATGGATTTGTACTTATATTGAATTCAGATGCACCTACTTCACATACTACAGATGTTTCATACAATTTTTTTGTAGATTTATACTTTGCAGTAAATCCTCTATTTGTAGAATCGTAATCCCAATTACCATCCCCTACTAATACATTTTTGTATTTTGGTCTTGGGTCTGAAACTACCACTATTCCATGATTGTAAAATACCTCACCTACAATATCTTCTTGATACGCAGAACCAGTGTTCCAATCATTGGATGATAATCCTTTAATTTCCGATGTAGTTAAAGCTCTTCTATAATATCTTAATTCATCTAACGAACCTGTTAGTGAGTTGTAATTAGTTCCGATTCTAGCTCTATCAGTTTTGGCTCTCATTCCGTATCTACCAACATCTGATATATACTTAGAACCTAATACTACATCGTATTCATTCCAAATTTCTTTTACCTTTATAGGAGTCGTACCTTCTTTAGTACCATCTACCCATAATTCTAAATTAGAACCTTTTTTATTAAATACAATGTGATGTTGGTTACCATCGTTTATTTTAGTGGATGATGTAACTTCTACGTTTCGTAATCCATCTGATAAACTTGCAACCAACTTACCACTATTAGCAACACCAGCTGATTGATTATAAACTTTTAAATCATATGGGAATATAGATGATTCATTATTTCTTTGTCTTGTTGCAATATTATTCTTTTTTCTAGTTCTAAACTCTTCGTTATAAGAACCATTTTTATTTAAAATCCAATTGTATGTTGAACTAACATCTGATTGAGATACAGGCATTTCTGTCCACAATGATATTGAATAATCATTTCCTTTTACAGGAGAATATCGTTTTGTATTCTTTATTTTTATATAAGAATCCGTACCATTAAAAACAACCTTAGTTCCAGACGTTAATGATGCTGTACCTGTTGTTTTAATACCTCTTCTATATTCTAATGATTTACCAACTGCATGGTTTTGGTAACCACTTCTATCTTCAATCTTCTTATCAAAGTTTTTTCTAACAGGAACTACTTCATCGTTAAATCCCCAATAACCCATCAAATCTCCAAATGGAGCGTATGAACTTGTATTCAAAGATGTATCGATTAAGTACCCATGATATTCATCAATCTTTCTATCGACTATATAAATATGTTCACCGATTCTACCTATTTGTGATTTATCATCAATTACTACTGAGCCCGGTAATATACCATCACCCAATCGTTGATGAGGTACTGAGAATATAGATGCCGAAACATATAAATCTCGTTCGTTGTTAGGTCTATGTTTAAAAAATTGTTGATTTAATCCAGACCATATAACCTTTTGTTCTTTTTTAGCTAAGTTAGAAGTTGTATTTGAATTGGTGTTATCTAATTGAGAATCATCCGCAACCAATGAGTTTTGAAATGATTGGGATAGGGGAACTTTCTCTCTGTAGAGTGGCGATATACCTTTTATGATGGATGTTTGATATAAATCATCTCTGTAATTTACATCGGTAACAATCCATCTTTTATGTGCATTGAAAGGGTAAAGTTGTAACCCACCCCCATTTATAGGTTTTAGTGCTTCTGCCATGTTATCAATCCTTATATTCTTACTATAAATATGAATTTATAATTTATTAATACTAAGATTCGGGTATAAACAAAAATTGCCGTAAATATATTAACACTTACGGCAATCTTAAATTACATATTGCTAATTATTAAAAGTCTAGCTTAACCTTAACCAATACCTCATTAGAGAATGATTTTAAAATTGGTTGAGATAACTTAGCTACTGCTAATAGTTCTTGTGAACTATTAAACAATCCAACAGTTGTTATGTATGATTTTGGATTATTAATAAAAGAATCTTGTCTAAATTTACCATTTGAACCCGTTACATATGATGGATTATTTGAGAAGTTATATTCACCATTCTTAGCTCTAACGAAATAGAATGTTGATTGAACTCTTTCTTCATTTCTAGCTTGGAATCCAAGTCTATTACCACCATCTCTAGTATCGTAAGAACCACTAATAGAGTGGAATAACTTCATAGCGTTATCACCATTGAGGTTTGAACCTGTTACAGTGTTAAATGCTAACTCAGTATTTAGTTTATCAGCGTTTAGAATGATAACTCCTTGCTCTGGGAATACTGAACCATAATATTTGGCTGGTGAATGAACACCTTTATTAATAGAACCAGATACTAAGTTATACACTCTACCAACTTGTCCAGCTGATTGTTGTGTATCTGCTGAATCATCTATTAGGTGAACAACTTTTCCACCAACTTTTAATGAAACGTTAGAACCAGTAAAGTATTGGTTGATTCCTCTGTGATTAGATGAATCAGCTCTAGCACTACCTGTAAGTTCTCCAAGATTTAATTGGAAGTTTCCTGGGTCTAATCTATCTTTCAATCTAGCTCTGTTGAGGTTGATTGCGTAAATATGTTGAGATGCAACGTTATTGAATTTAAATACTCTTTGGTTTCCTGGCAAAAGGATTTGTTGGTATTGGGAATAGATTGCGTTTGAAGGAGAATCTTCGTTCTGTCCTAATGACCCACTACCATCATTATGTCCGTATGCTATAGAAAACTGACTCTCATTTTGTGAGTTAGTTGAAATTCCATTAAAAACTTCGTAGTAATATTGTTTCTGTAATGCTGATTGTGCTGAAGAAGTATGGAAAGAAGATAACGTACCTACGTTACCACTCCAAAGGCCTCTAGTCACTCTCTCAACGCCACCTTCGACTACATCTCCTACTTTGAATGCCGTATATACTCTTTTTGATGTATTAAACGAACCTGCTGGTAAAATTGCCATATCTATTTCCTTTTAATTTTTTATTATAATGTTGACCCATCGATAGTATTACCTACTGAAATATCTGGGTTATTTGTTACTGTTAATGTGATTTCTTCTCTACCACCTGTTTCATTACCAACAACAACTACTCTTGTCGATATATCAACATTATCAGCTAATACTTTTGAAGTTACTGTAAATGTTGAGTTTGTGCTAATAGTGATACTTCTCTTATCTTCGTTTGGCCCTACTGGGTCAGCGTTATTAGCGATTCCGTTACCATCACCAACTATACTTGCGGCATCAGAGTTGATTAGTGTTACGGTGTATCCTAATGTTTCATTACCACCATTTTTAGTAGTAAGTGTAACAACCTGTTGGTTACCACCTTCTTCTAAAGTAATGTCCGTTGGATTCGGAACAATCTGAGGAATACGAATTGTATTCTTTGGTAATGTTAATAGTTTATACTTTAAAGAGTAACTCTCATCAGTTACTGCTTCTACAATTGGCATATTCTCAATAATGATTCCGTAGTAATCAGAACCTAGTGGATGTGCCGCATTCCACAATTCATAATCAACTTCATCATCTGCTAATGCAAACTGACTGATTACGAAAAAGTCTCTCCCTTTTGCCAATAACTCTCTACCCTTTTTGGTAAGGATAGCATCTACCGTTATTGATGAATTATCTAAATATCCCATAATGTGTTACCTTTTTGTATTTTCTTTGTTCCCTTATAAATATGATAAAAAATATTTTTAAGTTAATTTGACACCATGCCAAATTATTTCTTTTAAACCATTAATAAATATGAGGTTTCTAATAAATATGAAATTTTTATTAAAAAAGTTAATTTCCTCACTTCTTTCTGAATAATGGTTTTATTTTAGGTTTTTGATTTTTAGTTTTGATGTAATCAATATCCTCTTTTTTATCTATATCTAATAACTTTCTAATGTTTATTAATTTGTTTAACTTATTGTAATCTTCCAAAGCTTTATTGCCTTTTGGTACTACTATAAGTATATCATCCGGCTTAGTTTCTGAATTTAAATCAAAATCAGATTCTTCACTTTCAACAATATCCCTATGTGGTACAACTTTTCTACCCAATTGTTTTTCTAATTGAGCAATTTCTTTTCTCTTAATCTGTACTTCACTTTCTTGTGCTATATCAGGATTACGTTCTTTCTTCTCTCTCTGTTCCAATAAGATATCACCTTCAAAGAAAGTATGAACTTCTGATTTTCTAACTAAGTTTACTTTAAATTTAGTTTCCTCAGCTTTTCTGATTTGTTCTTTCTTTAATCTTTCGACCTTTTTTATTTGCAACTCTTTCTTTTGTTTTTTAATGATATCCTTATTGGCTGTTATTTTTCTCTTATCCTCTATACGTTTAACTTCTCTTTGTTCAAGTTCTGTTTTAGAAAACTTTTTAAGATTCTTAGAATTACCTTTACTAAACTCAGGATATACGTCATCTAAATACAATTGAAATTCAGCTCGTTTTTGTTTGAGTTCTTCATCAAATAAAATTCTTCTCTTTTCCTCATCTCGTTTCGCTTCATTTATTTCTCTTTCACGTTCTAAGTCAAGCTCTCTACGTCTTTTTTCTTCTTGCTCTAATCGGATTCGTTCTTTCTCATCTAAATCAGAAGCTCTAACAGGTTTAACACCCACAGGTTTTATTTTGATTACATTTTTTACTTCTTGTTTAGTAATCTTATCAATGAAATCTTCTTCTGATACCTTATCACTATCATCAATTCTACCACCACCCTTAACATTTTTAGGAGTATCAACTTCCTTTTCAACTCCTTTGATAATATCCTCTAGCTCTTCTTCTTCAGATTTTATCTTAACTGGTGATAAAGGTCTAACCTTTAGAATTTCTTTTTCGTTCTTCAGTAGTTCTTTTGTTACCTTACCTATATCTTTAACAGGTACATCTTCTTTAGGTGGCAAATCTGGCATTATAAAATCTTCCAAACCAGCATCACCTACAAACTCATTTGGTTTAGGTGGTTTAGTTGGTGGTGGTGGTGGAAACGTAGGTTTCGTTCCCCCTTTACCTCTTGGACGTGGAGATATCTTACCGATTGGTGCTTTAGGTGTTTCTTTTTTTAATTTCTTCTTAGCCATTATTCACCTCTCCTTTTTGATTTATCTTCTCTTTCTTTTTTAATTTCTCTTCCTTTTTTAATTTCATCTAACGTGGGTTTAGGGAGTTCTAATTTTTTAATTAGTTCTCTATCCAACCCTCTATCTTCTATAAACTCTTCTCTTTCTTTTTTAGGAAGTTCAAATAATTTTTGAGCCAATCCACCAAATCTTTCTTTTTCAAATTCTTCTTTTCTTTCAACATTAATCTGCTGACCATCTAAGAATCTAACATCTCTTGGTAAATCTGGTTGGATGAATTTCTCTTCTTCTCTTTCTTCTATTTCTTTTTTAACCACTTCAGGGTTATTTACGATATCATACTCTTCTTGTCTAGCCTTTTCTCTGATACTAATATCTTCGGAGTTTTGTTTTCTTAAATCAAATTCAGCTCTTCTACGTTCTTCAATATTAATCAATCGCTGCATCTCTCTACGGAATTTAACTTTTTCTTTTCTGTACTCCATTCTTCTTTGATAGAATACTTCTTTAGAAATAAATAGTTCATCGATGTTAAGAGTTGTAAGACCTGTTAATACATCAACATCCAAATTACCTTCTTCTGCAGTTTGAGATGTATTGATTAACACATTAGGGTCTGCTTGGAATACTTCAATTACAGGTTTACCATCAGGCGTATCTGGTGAATTTGTTGTTAAAGAATCTGATGTCATTTTACAACCCAAATGTCTTAAATTAAATACAGCTAATGGTAATTCATCAGTTGATACTTGTGATGGGGAATACGATGATGAATACGATAATCCTAACGATGCTGATACTGATGAACTATAAAAATAATTTATACTTCGTGCGTACTTAGCAGGTCGTTTATTAAGAACAGTAGTTCCAATAGGGTCGTAATTCCACTTACCATTAGAACCTGTAATCCACCCTAATCCAAATCCAACATCACCTGATTGTGATGGGATTAAGATTGTAAATTTATATTGTGATGGTTTGTAAGGTATCTTAGCCGTAATCAAACCTTTATCTTCTAAATCCTTTTTAGTAACTTCTATAGAATGTGATACTTTTAATGGTGCATTATATAATGTAAAATCACCAACTACTCTATCAGGTGTAGTAAGTAAAATATCAGGAGTGTTGGTATAATCAGCCGAAGCACTTCTTTGATTTTCAATACTAATTTTAGTTGTGTAATCTTTGTAATCACCAATTAAATTCTGAGATTGTGTTAGGAACAACTTTGTACCATACGTTGGGTACTCGCCATTTCCAACCAATGATTGTGTTAAGAATAGTTGAGTTTTATGAGTTACATATGCAGCATCAAAACTAGCAGTTGCTCTTGGTATAACCAAACTATCAAAATTATCATATGTTGGATAAGTCATAGATGGTATTGGTCTAACTAATATTTTATCCTCTAATGGAGTTGTTTCCATACTAATATCTGGTGCAGCTCCACCACTTATTTCAGTTTCGTAAGTTGGATAAGTCCACTCTTGTTCAGGTCGTGCACTCATAGATACTTCTAATGGAGTGATGAACATCTGAGGTTCTTTATCAACTTGTTTAATTACTGTTTTATAAAATGGTTCTGTTTTAGTAAGTTTAGCTTTAGATTTAACTTTAGGTCTTTCTAAGATATGTGGTTCGATAATAATACCTGAGTTGTAATCAACCCTAGCTGGTATAGTTTGTCTAATCTGTTCAAATACAGAGAAATCATATCTTGCTAATATATCGATAGTACTATTGATTAAGTTCTTAGTACTATACTTTTTAAATACTTGCCTTCTTAAATAATCTAATTGTTCGTTCTGTTCTGTGAACCCTTCTCTTTGGTCTGGGTCACCAATGTAATCATCTACTTCAAAGAAACCTGTATGGTTGTATATATCTTCATTATACATTTTTGTAGCAGATAGATATACACCCAATTGATTAGAATCGTTTGGAGCTGAATCAAACTTAGATGTTTCTTTTCTTTGGTCAACATCCAACATGCCTCTTAATCGATTAGGTTCTATCCTAACCTTATTATTCATAATGTTGTTTGCACCAGCTGATGGTACTTTTGTATGATACTCATCGGTTACACCTCTTAAATCATCCGGCTCAAAGTTGTATAAAGAAGCAGATAATATTCTACCATCCAATACTGTTGATATTTTTTGATTAGGATGTTGTGATGGTTGTGAATCATATGATTGTACATTTTTTAATCGTGAATCAGGTAAAAATCTAAACTTCAAATCAAAGTAAGAAGAAGATGGTGAATTACCATGATATGATTCTCTTGATAATGTATGTTCATCAATTACAATATCCTTTAGTGGTTGTGCCCAATATCTTAACTCTTGTATCGAACCACTCATATATAATGCAGAGCCAGGAAAAGAATTAGGTAATGTTTTACCAACTGCTAATGTTCCACTACCAGTCCAAGCTGCGTTGTATGATGGTTCAGTAGAACCTGTAATAAATATACTTGCCGAATGAGATACAGTAATATCATCTCTACGATGTCTACGATAGATTAATTTATACTCATTATCTTGTGTGATATCATCTACTGATTTTTCTCTTTGAACAATTAACGTTCCCATCTTAGAATCAAATAAACTTATGTTGTTAATAGATGCGGATTTATACCCACTACTACCACTTAGATAAAAATGTATGTTACCCCTAACTCCTTTTCTAGCGGTAGATACATTTTCATATCTTACTGCGAACTTACTATCCTTATTAAAGATAGCAGTATCTCTATTCATATTTTGTTGAACTTGTAGTTCTATAGTATCAATAGGGTTCGGGTCTCTGTTTTTATATGTTATTGGGTCAATATCATTTACCTTACCAAATGGAACTTCCATATAGTTATCGGTATCAAATCTCTGATGATACACAAATCTATCATGCTCCCAAAATTGTCTTTCCTTTTTGATTACAGGTCCACCATATTCTCTGATTGATAAGAATGTTTGTGGAATACCATATGTTGAAATCAATGCTTTAACTGCTCTAGCTGAACCTTTTGTTTTTAAAAGGTATGGAATATTGTTTACAATTCTTCTCCAAATCTCATGAGTGTATTGTTCTACTGGTTTGGATGCTAGTGAACCTGATTGTACTGGGTTACCAAACTTATCAGTACCCAATGCGTAATTCCAAAGTTCTTCCCTATCCTTACCATGTGATAGTTTCCATCCCATCGATTTAGCCACATCATAAAGTAAGTTGTTTGGCATACCATCAAATGGGTGTTCTTCTCTCGTATGAATAGAAGTTAGTTTTTTAATATAAGCCCATGTAATATCAAAGTGGTGTCCTATCATATCAATGAACAATACATAATCTCTGTTTAACGGGTCCTCAACGATTGATGCTGGAATTGTTTTTGTTAATCGTGCATCATTCATAGCATCAAAGTAACTTGCGGATTCTATTAGATTATTATAGTATTTTATTGCTCTTGAAGAAGTAGGTGAATGTAATACTGGTGGTTGTGTTTTAACTTTTGGCCACGGACCAAATGTAAATCTAGAACCACTATAATGTGAATACAATGAACTTGATGGTTCGGTGTACATCCATCTTTCAAACCCATCCATTCCACTTACAACATTATTTTTTCTAACAATAGATTGTGATATATTTGTTAATGCTTCAGAACCACTAATCTGTTTCAATGTTTTTATTCTACCATCATATGATTCGATTAACTCTAATTTATATTTAAAGTTATTTACTCTTTCAACGGCAGATGAGTAATGTACAAATTCTGAAAAATCAGAATAGTTTACATTTATATTTGGTGCTGATGAAGCACTGATGTATTTATCGATTATTTGTTGGGATGTAGCTAGATTTGCATCTAATAAACTATTCCAATTTTTTAAATCAGTACCTACGGATTTCCCATAAGTACCCATATCAATTTTAAAGTTAGGTTCTGAGAAGTTATTTTGAAATTTTCGTTCTTTGTATGGATATACTAAAACTTTCTCAATATAAGAATCTCTAACTATTTTTTCAATTATAGGTTGTTCGTTTTGTAAATCACCTCTTAATGGTTTATACAACTTTACAGTTACAGTTTGAAATGTTTGAAAGGTTGGGTCGTAAATATCAATTGTAGATGAAATAGGTGCGCCAGTTAACTCTTTGTTGTAAGGCGACATTTTAGCTATAGGAAATGCTCTAGCATCATCTGATGAACCATTTGTGTAGTATATAGGTTCTTGTAGAATTTTACCATTACCAGTAACCATTTTTCCTGATACTTGAACCCAAGTAGATGATAATGCGTCTGCTGTAAATTTAGCAGCTCTACCAGTTGCTTTAAATTTTAAAGATATGTTTATATCAGAAGTTGTAGTTGAGTACTTACCTTTGTTTACAGCAGGCATTCCATTTGGTGGTGATGTAGATGGGTAGTGTGATGCTATTTGTACTGTTTCTGTCTTAGTAGTAGCTTCACTACCTGATTCCGCAGGTACTACAACTTCTTGTTCTTCTTCTGTTATAGTAACATCTGCTAATAATGGTGTATAACTTTCATCCAACTCTTCTCGAGTACCACCCTCACTTGTAATTGTTTCACCCTTAATTACTAAACTACCACCAGTGAATACTTCAATCCAAAGATTATCAGTACCTGCCATTGGATAGAATCTAGTAGGGTTACCTTCGAATGTTTGTTCGGGAAATGGTACTTCAACTCTTCGATGTCCTTTTCTTGGATTTAAGGTAAAATCAAAGTTAGTAATTGCCGCTAAATCATTGTTACCAAAGTTTAATACATATTGTGATTGTAAACCATCACCTTCTCTTGGTTTACCTAAATCGTTTTTATTAAGAAGTGAGAACTCTTCAAAAATATCGGTTAACCCTTCTATAGTATTAACTTCACCCTTTCCAAGACCAAGTGTTAATTGTACTTCTGTACCATCACCTGATACTTCTTCTACTTTTAATTTATCTGTTTTTTGGTCTAAGAAATTATATACTAATGTAAATGAACCTTTTGATATGTTGGCTCTTCTTACATCCTTTTCAGGACTTATTTCAATATCATAATCATGTAATGTATCTGCATTGTTTTCTAATACAGAGTTAATTCCGTTTCTTGCTAATTGTTGATATGAATATAATAGATTTTCTCCAGAGTAAATATGGAAATGTGTTTGTGCCGTACGTGGTATATCTGAAGGATACCCACTCTCTCTACGTTGTAAATCGGTAGCAGTAACTTGGACAGGTTCAACTGTAATTTTATCTAAATCAGCATCCGTATATATCTGTGGAGCATCTACGGGCTTTCTAGATGTTAAAAGTTCACTTCCTTTATTATATAAATCTAAACTCATTATTGCTTTCCGTTTTGCTTAGTAACCATCATACTTCCGGTCTTACGTTTAGCCCTAGCCGATGCGTTTAATAAAATCATTAAGTCCATCCATGTCTCATCATAGACTGCATTTGTACTTCCTAAGTTTCCAAATCTATTATTAAATGTACTGTTAAATGCAAATGCCCCAGAGCTTTGATTTTTCTTAATACCATTACCTCTAATCTCTTTATCTATAGCATTTTTCCATTCGGGTATAGTTCTATCTTTTAATAATCTATTACTTCTTTTACTACTACCTGGTCGTTTCTCCCATGCTTTTCTTAAAACATTTCTCATAGAAGTCATTCGTGTCATAATAAACTCATCTCTGGCATCCATTCTTGAAAGGTTGATTAAAAGGTCATCGTAGTTAATAAGTATGTTACCATTATTAATTGGACCCGTTTTAGTTTCTATATCTTCTCTAAAGTTTTTAGCATTTCTGTTACTTCCGAAGAAACCACCTCTTAATCCGTTTACTCTAGTCTGAGTATTCAGATACCCATTACCACCTGCTAATATATCTTCACCGATAATATTAAGTACTCTAATAATAGCATCTTCTGTTATTCTTGGGGCTACTAATTTAATTTTAGCTTCCCATTGTCTTAACTTTTTCGTTGTACCCCGTCCTTCTATTATAGGAGTTTCATTTCCAAATAATTCTCTAGCAGCTAAATATGCTAAAAATGCATAATTGTTAACACCATTATATTTGTTACTATTACTTCTAAAATTACTTTCTTCATAGTAAAAATGAAGTCCTGAAATTAATTGTTCGAATGATATTTGTGTATCTTCTTTAGTTAATGGTCTTGATGATTGTACACCGACACCAGACGTATTACCAACTGATGACTCTACTTCTGGTAGTGGTAACGCATAATAACTGATACCTGATTTTGATACCCAATCATAATCTACACCATCTACTCTTATCTTTTTTGGAGTTCCAATCACTTTACTCCACCTATCAGCTGTTTTTGAAAACTTCCAAAGTTCAGCCCCATTACCAGGTGTTCCATCTGGGTTTGGTGGTGTAGGTGGTGTCGCTGGTACTGGCGGTGGTGGTGGTACTATATTAGTTCTTGATGGTGCTCCAGCAACAGTTCTAATAATACTCGATGCCAATCCACCAACTATAGGAACTTGACTAACAATATTACTAAGAGGTGCCGCTACAGTTCGCACTACATTTGATGCTGCTCGATTAATACCACTTGCAACATTTCTAATACCTCTTCCTATACGACTAAATAATCCCATAACTTATTTCCCCACCTTTACTTGATTATACTTATCTAATAAACGCTTTCCACCATACAAATCAAATACCATATAAGATAATTGTGTACCTATCCAGTTTGTTAGTCTACCCATAATAGTTGGTTTTTCAACAACACCCATTTTGTATCCCATATATTCTGTCCAAGGTTTAAATAACTTATATGCTAACTTTGTATTTTGTGGATTCTCTCTCATAAATTTAACAACACTTCTAGCCCACATCTGATACCCAATTACCAATTTAGGGTCTGATTCAAACATCATATCACCATATCTCTCATCAGCATCCCACATTTTTTCAGATAGGTATCCTTGTCTGTAAAGTTCATTACAAATAATCTTTCTTCCTCTACTAGTCCTTCTTAGTGGAATAGTTGTTCTTCCGATGGATACACCACCTAATGGACTTGTTGCTACAGTTGATGTATATGGTGGAGTAATATTCTTCCATCTATATTGACCATCAGTACCGGCTGCTCCGAATGGTGTATATCCATCAAAGTACCTGAAATTTATTTTTCTAAGCTTTGGTAATATGTTATCACCAGTAATAGTATATGTTCTTTGAACTAATCCAGCTTTTGATTGTGAATCAGTTGTTGTTGTTTCAGGTTCTACTCTTATTACTGTAGGTTTACTTTGTCCCCAATAGTGTATCTCAATATCAATTCTAGCAGTTAAATCGTGTGTACCTCTCTTTTGTATTGTATTTATTTTTAAATCCTCTGTAAATGTGGTTGCTATTTGTTTTCTAGCTTCTACAAACTTATCTTTACTTAAAAAATGTACATAACTTACTTTTGTAGCTTCATCTCCAACTACGTGTATCTGTTGAAAGGTATCTTCTTTACCATCTTTTACACCCACCAATTCTCTATCAACATAATAAGTTATCATTACAACATCATCTGCAATATCACCTAACACTTTTCGTTTATCAATTTCACCACCATACTCATTTGATTCTACATATGCGATTGATTGTCTATTGTAACTCTCTACATCATATAATGCATATTGGTTTTGACCATAATCTAATTGTTCACCTAATGCCGTTTTGTACTTCCCACCATAATCATATTCATCATTAATTCTAAATCCTATTGGAAGTTTAAGTTTTTCAGCTAAAAACCAAAGTGTACCTTGTCCTGTGATTGTGTAAAACATACCCTCTTCAATATAAAAAAATGAAGTGTTTGAAGAACCAACTCTAACAATTTCTCCTGTAAATTTAAGATTGGATACTGAATCCTCAGTTATGATACCTTCTATTGGTGCAAATGATACGGCGTTTAGTTTATTAATCTCAGCAGTTTTATTTGTTGATACATCCCTAGTGAATTGTTCAATATCATTATCAATAGCTTTAAAGTATTCTTGCTTTGTGTATTCGTTTCTTACACCGGCTAACTTTATCGTACCATAGTTATACACCTTACCATTATCGTTTTTTACAACAACATCGGTTGAAAGTCTAGCAGCACCACTTTTAGGAATATCATAGGATATTATTTGACCAGAGGTGTTTCTTCTGATTTCTCTTCTATCAGGAGTTTTACCTTTGATTTTAGATTTAACGATATCATCAGATGTTTTACCAATCTTTTTTGGAATGGCATTTCGTTTTGCGTTATCAACGGCCCTTGCTTTTGCTTTTTGTATGGATTTTTTATCTACTGCCATTATCTCACCACTTTAAATACGTTTCCGCCAAAGTATTCTTGTTTTCCACCTCTATCAACTCTGAATTCAAATTGATAGAATCTTTCAGGTTGTAAAGTATTGAACCAAAAGTCAAAATAGTTTCCGTTTGAATCACAACTTAATTTTGTATAAGTTGTATCATATGGTATCAATACTAAATTAGTTTCAACATCTCTTACTTGGTAATAAGTATTCTGTGGGAGATATTTAATTGTAGTATAAGGATTAGAATCCGAAAAACTTCTTTGTGGGTATCGTTCTCTACCAACTACTCTAACTCTGGATTTTGAACTTTCTTTATATTCGGATGATAAGTTCTTTGGATAGATTACAATATCATCTGATGTTAATGCACTTAATGAACCTGTATTAAATGTGGAATCATCCCACCTAACTTCTAATGTAGGAACATAGATTGTATGAGTTTCATTTGAAAAGAATTTAGCCGAACCATATCTAACCGAACCACTCTCTTGTAAAACTGGTCGTTTAATAAGGAAACCATTATTTGGTCTTGAACCATTTAACCAATCATTTACATACTCAGTAACATTCGCATTTAAATTGGTTGTATATTTGTTGAATCTATGAGATACCTTTGTACTATTCATAGATGATGTGTACCAAGTACCACCACCAATATTTTTAAAGAATGATGCCTCAGATTCAGGTGGAGTTTTTAATGAACCCGAATATACTATTTTAAAGTTATCTATAGAACCAGTTGCTCTACTACTACCCGTCGCAAAGTATGTATAGTTAAATCTATAATCACCACTCATTGGTGGGGTAAATTGAATTGATTGAGTTACAGATGATGTATATAAACTTTTTAGACCTGTAATCTGACTTGGAGTCATTTTTATACCCTTTGGATTGAATACAGCAAATCCATATGATGGGTAGTTACCCAACTTTAATTCATTTGTAATTGTATATTTTAATGATGAGTCCAAATATTTTTTGTATTCAGCAGTAGCCCCACCAGTGTTATCTGATTGGAAAAATAATTGTGAGCTTGATACAAATTGTTTTGGCATTACACCATTTGTACTTTTAATAACGTTTCGTTGTGTAAACAAACCTTCATTAACTGCAAACGTTTCTCTAACTATAGTATTACCAGCACGTTCGGTAACATATACTTCATCAAACGTACCTGTAGTTGATGATGATGTTCCATCGTTATCAAAGAATGTAAATCTTAAATTATATTGACCTGATGATGCGGCTGTTATCAGAAATGATTGTGTAGATGGTGTTGTAATATTACCAACCATATTTGCATAGGAATCTTCATTCTGAATTAACCCATTTGGGTTTTCAATTCTAAATTGAACATCGGTGAAATCTTTTGGGTCTATTTGAAATTGTACTTTATAGTTTAAAGAGTTTTCTAATTCAAGTGGAAATACTAATGTCGTTCCAGCAAAGTTAGATGCGGATATAACCAATCTTTCGTTTTCAACAAACATAAATGGTGAGTTACCACTAATATCGTTGATTGATTCTGTTAAGAATGTGGAACCTGTACCATTTGTAAATGTTTGAGATAGTACTAATCCCTCAGTAGGAATATCAATTTTTCTGAATCCGTTAAATACACTTGCAGAGGTAGCATTCCAATTGGATACACCATCTCTTGATTTCCAACTACACCCATCTGTTGAAACTGGCGTATAGTTATACTTACCACTACCTTCACCCCAGCTTTGAGATACTGGAAATATATCTAAATCATATTCTGATTGAACTTCGTTTTCAGCTACTGATGTTAAATTAAGATAGTACTTTATACTACCACTAATTTCACCACCTACTATAGATTGTGATATTGGTGCTAAATCAAATTGTGTTAGTACCCTACTATTACCAACCCAAATATTATTAGAATCTTCATCGTAGAATTTTGTAATTTCTAAGATTTCATCCTTACCTGTATTCTGGTTGTTACGATTGTTTTGTTCGTATATTGTAGTATCTTTTTGTCCGTATATTCTATAAATCATAATATTCTCCTTAGAAAGATTGAGTTACAACCTTACCTCTTATATCTACATTAGGATACTTAACTTCAAATATAGCAGGGTCTTTAGGTGGATATATAATACCCATTCTAGTGGCCACACTCAAATCATATTTATTTGGTGAGTAGTTTCCATTATATCTATTCATAATTTTCAAACCACCTTCACCATCAGAATCAGGTCTTGGTACTGTCTGAACACCATCCACCTTATCTAATAAAATATATACTTGTGATACATTAATTGGTTGGTTAATTTTCCAATTGTTAATGTTAAAATAATCTTTTAATGCTTGAATACATCTAAGAAGAACTTCATTAGAATTGTAATCAGGTAATACTACAATATCAAAATTAATAGCGATATTAACAATATATGCATCTTTAATATTAACTGCATCTGTTAAGATTCTATAATATGCTAAATAGTTTTTTAAATTGTTTTTAGTAGCAGGATTTAGGTGAGTTACCTTTTTATCCTTATCATAACCCAATGTGTATAAGTTAAGAGCTAACGGATTCGGTGATTCCGTTTCAACTATCTTTGGTATAGGGTCACCCGGTAATATAGCATGTGGTGAAAAACTTCCATTACCTTTTGTTTCTATTTGGTAATCTTGTGCTAAATAAGCTTTAGCAACTGAACCAAATTGTGGTGGAAGTGCGTAACATCTCATAATATAATCTTCTCTACTTACAGTTCTATTCTGAGCTGCAAAGTAACCCATTGCGTTATTACGAATTTCATCATCCGTTTCTTTACTTCTACCACCAACAGCTGCTTCTGGGTTTGTAACTGCTAATGAGTTCTGTACGAATCTTAGAGTTTCTTGATTTAGATTTATGGTGTTATCATTTTCATATACTTTACTTACAACATTAATTAAATCCTTCGCAGGTACATTATCTTCAACACCATTACCTACTAAGTACTCAATATCTAATGTTGTATTAGCTGGAGCAACTCCATACGTTTTTGTATATAAGAAGTTGGATGGGTCTAATCCTTGGTCTATGTTTCCAGTGTTTTGATATAACGCTGAACCAACATTATCAGGATTTGGAATTATTTCCTCATCAGCGTTTGCTGATACACCGGCTCCAAACTGAACTACTAAATCTTTTTCAGATTCAAACTTTGTTATAAATCGTTTAGGTACTCTTTTTAAATTTAACAACTTAGGAGTTTCCCCACTATATGGTTGTAAGTTAGTAGAGTTATCTTCGTTATTTTCTACCTGTTCAAATACAGTATCTTGAGCAAGATATGGAACTTCAGTCCAACTATCTCCATCATCATCCATTACGGATTTTATTTTAATAATATTAGCATCAGAGATTCGTATCTTATCATATATCTTAGGTGATGTAAATACATATTGTTGTTTTTTTACTTTACCACTTGATGCCTTAACAGATTTCTTTAATAAATAATAGATAGGTTCGTTGGTGTTTTCATCGATTTGATACACCGATACATCTGTAGGGTTGAATGAAGATGATGCTGCAAAATCCACATCGAAGTTTGATGAAAATTCTACATCACTATTAGAATCAGAACTGACTATCATTCCACTTGCAACTTTCAATGCGTAATCATAATCAGGTCTTACATCATCACCACTACCTTTGGCTGGTAATATTTGAAATACATCCAACTCAACTGATGCTGGTACTACATTTTTTGGTTTGTACCCATGTACTGCTGCTAGATTGAAAAGGTTTACTTTCTCTTCTGCGTTGGATAATAAAGATTCTCTTAATTGAGTATCTGTATAAAAGGATAGCACATCACCTACATAAGATGCCATCTCAATGAACATCATACCCGGTGAGGATTCATTAAAGTCATTAAAAGTATTTGGGAAATAAGTTTTAGAAAAATCAATTAAGTTTTTTCTTAACTCTCCGAAATCCTTTCCAATGAGTTTAACATCCTTTTGGACTAAATCTGATTTGTTTGCTTTTGCCATAAGTTCCTATTCTATTGTTGCAGTTCCAGCGGAATCTACAAATAATATTATTTGTTGGTTAGCACCTTGCTCTGTAACTCTAAAGTTTAATGTGATACCAACGTGATTTCTATCTTCATCAGGCGTAACTACAACTTCATCAATAATTATATAAGGTAACCAGAAATTTATATCTACTAATATACCATCTTCCATTTTTTGTTTTAAATCTAATGAAATTGGTTCAAATAGTAAAGCATAAATTTGAGAACCGAATGTAGGTTGAAATACTCTTTCACCTTTTCTAGTCAATAATAGATTCTTTAAATTAGATATCGCCTGTTCTTCAGTTGAATATGAAAGAGAGAATAAACCACTATTCTTAGAGAATGGTAGTTTAATCCCAACAGCAACATCTTTTTCAAAATCTATTGGATTGTAGAAATATTCTTTTCTTGGTTTAGCCATTTAATTATTTTCCCTTTTTCTTATCAATTGCTTTCATCAATTGAGAATAATCTTTTGTTATAGCACCCATCACATTAGCCACTTCAGGGTTAGATGTATCAACAGGTCTACCATCGATATCTTGTGTTGGTGCTACTGTAGTAGTTTCTCTACCACTCCATGCTTGTGCTTGATTAGAACCAAACTGAGCATCCATATTTCTCCACTCACCATCTTGCATTGTTTCATTCAACATCTCATTTAACATTGAATTCTTTGTAAACGTTTTTGCTTGGGGTGTTTTTTTATTTTCTTCCATTGATAAAATAGTTCTCATATCAATATCTAACGGGTCTGTTTCAACTATCCTTTTTGGTTTAGACTTCGTTTCTTTTATAATTGGTTTAGAAGCATTTTTAACTTCCGCAATAATAGGTTTTAGTTCTTCTCTAACTACCTTTCTTACGATTACTTCTACTAATTGTGCTAATTGCTTTGCCTTCATAATTTTCTACTTTATATATAAATATTAAAAACTTTCTTTTTATACTAGTCCAACCCATACTTGTGGCACAGGTCCTACTGGAACTGGGGTTGCAGGTGAACCACCTGTTACAAATTCTGTCTGTAATCCACCTACTGTTGTTAAGTGATTTGTAAATGCCGTTGCTAATTTAGTTGCAAATGGAACACCATACAATGCTGGTGCTGGTGGATGTGTAAATGCCGTTAACAAATCATTTTGTAATGCTGGTATAACTCCACCATTATTTATTATATGACTTATAGGAGCAGGTATCCCCGCCGTTCCAGTTGATAATCCCATATTGATTGGGTGAAATGGAGTTGGGGACATTATTACAGATAACCAATATGCAGAGGTTGTGTTTGCCCAATTTGTAAAATGATATATCTTTGCAACACCTTCGGATTCTCTAATATCATCTAAGCATTGTTTTATTGCACCTTTGATTGGAGTATATGCTGGTTGCGATAATACCATATTTGCATGAAGTGATGTCATAGCAGTTTTTACTGCTTTATGATATTCCGATGAAATCTTTTCAGCGGTATCAGTATGAGTCTTTTCAGATTTATCATCTAAAAAACTTCCTACTGTTGATATGAATCCTGGCCAAACTGCTGGCATAATTGTTTCCTTTTATTGTTTCATCGCCTGTATATCACTAAGTATGGATGCCACCTTACCAGCATTAGTAGCAGGTCCAGTAGGTCCAACTCCAGTTGCATAGGTTGATTTAGCTGATGTTAAATCTGTTAACTCTTGTGCTAACTTCTCTACTAATGTAAAGAACTTATCCATTTCCATAGCCCAACCTGGCGTTGCATTTATTATATCTTTCTTAGATGTTAATATAACATTTTCAGTTCTTGAGTTTAGTAATATTCTATCTGATGTAATTACTACCGATGGGTCTTTGTATGAAGATTGTGATTTTACTCCACTACCTAAATTTGATTGAGCGGTTTTAAGTTGTAGTTTTTGTGATGAGGTTAAGTATATAGATGATAAATCATCATCAATAGTTTCTATAATAAATTTATTATATTCACCTGGACTTTTTCTACCATTTGCTAAAATAGTAATTGGGTCGTTATCCGTAGATGAACTCCAAGTTGGTTGTTGTGTTGTTTCAGCACCTGATGGAGTGTATCCAAATCTTAGAGAATGTCCGAATCTACCTTCAAACATTACATCTCCAATAAATGGTTGTAGTGAACCTATATCAGTTCTTTCAGTAAACCCTTCACCCAAATTAGCTTCTTCAGAACCACCAGATGTATTTGGATTTCCTGCAGATGTTGCTGCTATCGATGCCCCAACACTTTTAGTATTTTGGGTTATAGAACCTTTTGGTAATGCGTTATTATGTACATTGAGTTGTACCGATGTTGGTGCAAAATAATATTGTTTAGCTCTTCTACTACCACCACTTGCTTCAGGACCTAAACCAGCAAACACTAATACGGATTCACCGATTAGTGGGATTCTTTTTATATTACTATCAGTAGGATAGCATTTTTCAAATTGCCCTTGCCCTTGTGATGTTAATATCTCAATACTAAACAATTCATTTACATCATCATCTTTAAGGTTGATTCTTTGAACTGTACCAATTTTAAATGAACTCATTATTCATCTCCCTCAATCTTATCAAGTGCTTCTATTTCTTTATCAATAGCTTCTGCGTTTGCCATCAACTGTTTCTTTTCATCATCAGTTAATCCAAACCCACCATCATCACCTGAGTTAGCATCTTTCATCATTCTTTGTACGATTGCGGCTAACTTAACAATCTGGTCATCATTTTTGATTGACACTTCCATATACTCTTTAATCAAAGGAACAATCACTGTAGCATCCTGTAGATTCTTAACTAATGGTTCTAACTGAGCGATAAGAAGTTTCAATTGTCTATCCTTCTTTTTCGAATTGTTATAAACATCAGACATGATATCAGAAAATGTTTTTCCTTTAAATAATTCAGTATCTTTATCCATTACTATCCTTTAATTTATATCTAACAGAAAGATGACCTGTTCTGTTATATTCCATATATAATTCTGCGTAAATACCTTTTAACTTACCAACTACTTTAGTAATATATTGAGTATGAACACCAGTTCTTTCTCTAATAAGTATGTAAAGTGCTTTCTTATTGTACGAATAAAGGTCTAATCTATTCTTAAATAGTTCATTTATTGAATCTGCTATAGCTCTATCTCTATCTTTTAAGAACAAAGTATATAAATGATAATCTATATATTTTGTAAAATGGTCTATAAAATCTGATTTTGCTTCTTTGTTGTTGAGGTCTATAACCTCATTTGTTATATTACGAGAACTATCAATATACTTTACTTCTGTTTTAGATTTCATTCTAGCATAGTTAGCATTGTTCTCATTAAATAAATAGTTTCGTGCTACAACTGTAAAGTAAGAAAAAGCCCTACCATTCTCTCCATTGAACTTATGAATCTTTTCATTTAGGAAAGCTACTACACTCGCCTTTACATCTTCATAAGGTACATCGAAGTAATATGTTTTGTAGGTATGAATTACATTTTCTGATAACTTATCAAATGGGTAGTGAATGAATCTGTTATAAATTTTATTTTTCAGTGCGTTATCATCACATCCATTATATGCATTTATAGCTATCTCTGTAATCTTAGTAAAATATCTTTTACTCCTTTTTCTTCTTTTTTTAGGCATTCTTGTTTATTTCATTGTTTAGTTTATCTAATGCGGCTTGTATCTCTTCAAAAATAAAACCACTTTCATCATCTGCTTCAAACGAACCAACTCTATCTATCTCTCTCATTCGAGCCAATGCCTTATCAACTGATTCGGCTGCTGATTCAATTAGTTTATCAGATTCTTCTATACCATCTTCTAACTTCTCAACCTTACGAAGTAAATTCCATACTATATAAAGTAAGATTGATATTATTAATAATGGTAAAATTATTTGTTGTAATATTTCCATATTAAGATTCTTCTACATCACCAAAGATAGATTTGAAATCAAGCTTCTCTGGCATTGTTACGTTTTCTAATTTCTTTTTAGTTGTAGGTCTACCACCTTTATTTTTTGTAGTAATAGAACCATCTTTTAATTTCTTCCATCTTTCCCACTCAAATCTAGTAGCCATAATATCAGCTTGGTGCATCAAAAATGGGAATGATGATTTAAGAGCTTTGTTTGGGTCATACGATATGTAATATTCTTTATTAGCTTCATCGTACAATCCATCTGTAAGTTGAATTGCAATCCACTCACCCTCTTCTACTTTAACCCCAAACTGATTTAACAACCAAAACGTTCTTCCAGTCATATTCATAAAATTCATATCTGGATTTGCTTTGTATATTTTACCTTGATTCTCAATATGCCATTGAGAGTCATTTGGTAAATACCAGTTCTCATCTAAACTACCAACCTTACCTAAATCGTGGTGAAGTGCTGAGAAGATTACGTTTTCTTTTGTAAACTCTCCTAACCCAATACCTAACTCACTATACAAGTCGTATAGTTTAACTGCGTTTCTCGTAACTCTAAGAACGTGGTCGATATACCCACCAGCAAATGAGTTGTGGAAATGTTCCATTGATGATGCTGGGGTTAGTACGATTCTATCTTCAAGAGCATCGTACATCTTATTAAGCGATTCTAATCTTTCGCCTGTAAATGTTTGGTTGATTAGCTTTCTAAACTTTTCGTAGTTATCTGCTATTTTGGTTTCATCTAAAATGTGTATCATAATTTATTTTTTATTTGTTAACTAATTGATTATCAATGTGTTGTGATGATAGTGATAGTGTAACTGATTGATTATCAGACACTTACGCTTC